CTTCACCCGCCGGCAGTTCCTGTTCCGGGATGCCAGCGGTTTCCACGGGCGTGCCGGCGGCCATCAGGCTGATGATGTCGTCCTGATCGGCCGGCGTCACAAGGAACGTGGGCGTGACATGGCGCAGCGCGTCGGCCGAGGTGTAGGCCCGCACCAGCCGCTCGTTGGCGTGCATGTCCGTCACAACGAAGACCTTCATCTTGCGCGTGTAGGGGCGCTTCTGCTTTTCCTGAGTCATTTCCTGCTTTCCGCAAGGCGCCGCAGCGCCTCGACTTGTGCGCCGACCTCGGCAAGGAACTCCGTGACCTGGCGCTCGAGGTCGGCAACATACGCCGGGTCACGGTTGATGCGCTGGACGTGCAGTTGCAGCGGCTCAGGCATGCGGGGATCGAAGCTCACGAAATCGCACCACTGCCGGCCGGTAATCCACATCTGACCCTGCACCTGCGGCACGTGCTCTGCCGGCATGCCGTTGAGCAGCGTGTCGATGTGGACGGCGCTGTTGAACGGGCACTTGATCTCGATCAGCCCGTCCCAGTCCACCAGGCCGTCCGGGCTGCAGCCTGCGTACAGGGTGTCGTGGGCGACGAAGCCCGTCTCCTCCACCGCCACGCCCGTGCGCCGCTCGTATGCGGCCCGGGCAGCGGCTTCCTGCTCCGTGCCCCAGCGCATGGCGGCGTTCTCGTATGCCGGCACCGGCTGGCCGGTGAGGCGCTCGACCACCAGTTCCGTCAGGTAACGCTGGCGGTCGGCGGCGGGTGCGCCGTTCTTGAGGCGGGCCATGACGTCCTTGAACCTGCTGGCGGTGGCCTTGCCGCAGCGGGCGGCGTACCAGTCGTCGGAACGTTGGTCTGCGGTTTCGAGGATCACGATGCTTCCTCCTTGATTGGCACAATGACACTCTCAATGCCGCTGTGGATGCGCAGCCTAGAGGCGGCGGCGAAGGCGCGGGCGCGAAGAATGCCGATGTCGTAAGCGTCGGCAGTGGGCGACATGTCTTGCGCCTGCTGCAGCACCTCCAGCACGAATGCGACGTCGGCAGCGGTCAGGGTGCTGATTGCGGTGGTCTTCATGTCAGAACTCCCCCGCATTCCGCGATTCCCACGAATCCGCCTCGGCCCGGATCATGTCCTCGGCCAGTTCCGCGATGCGGGCCTGCTTCGCCTTGACGAACCGCTCGCGCAGCTCATGCCGCGCCCGCAGGCACTGCTCGCTGGTGCCGGCAAGCACGACGGCGAACAGGGTCACGGTGTTGACGCGGGTCATGTCCTCGCCGCAGTGATCCACGTTTGCGGCCAGGCTCTCACCGGGCCAGCCCTCGCAGTCGGCCAACCACAGAGCCCAATCGTCCACGCAGGCCAGCAGGTGATCGCGGGCGTCCGCGAGCCACGGGTTGTCGCCGTCGAAGCCGGCGGGGTACGATGGCCAGGTGGCGGTGTCGCCGGGGCCGGGGATGTTGCTGATGTTCACTGTCGCTCCTGTTATCTGCGGGATGCGCCGCAACGCAAGGGCATCATAGCCGAGCATCGGGGAACGTCAAGCAGCATCGTATACCCGTGCGGATTAGTCGGGATATGGACGCGTCGGGCGGTGCGGGCCTATGATCGCGGCCCATGAACCTAACCCCACGCCAGCAGGAGGCATACGATGCCGTCTGCGCCCACAAGCCAGCCGCCTTGGCAACGATTCGTAGCATCATGCGATGCAAGCCAGCCACGGCGCAGCAGCACTTGTGGGCGCTCAAAAATCACGGGCTCATCCAGGCCGTGGGCTTGGGGCGGCACGCTCGCTGGGTGCCGGTGCAGCGCCCTTCGGCGCCCGTTATGCGGGCGATTGAGCAGTGCCCGTCAGTGTGGGACTATGCAATGAGGTTGCAGCATGGACGTTGAATGGAACCCCGGCCCGCCGCCCGCAGTTGGGTGGTATCGCGCCAGCGTGGCCCGCACGGGTCGGTTTCACCGCTGGTGGGACGGCTCAAAGTGGTCTCTCGTCGCGACCCCGTGGTTTTCCGCCGAGGAAGCTGCCGAGATGGCTGCGATGGCGGCGCCTGCCGATGTGCAGCGCAGGATTTGGTGGGCTTGGCCGGAAGCCAAGAGGGGGGCGAAGAAATGACCTCAGACTGGGAAGTCGCCCCCGCGGGCACGCTCGCCCTGCTGGACAAGTGCCGGCACGTCAGCCTGACGGACGACGAAATCGGGCGCCTATGGTTCAAGGCCGCGCTGCCTGGCGTGACGGAAACGCAGGCGCGGTTTCTGATCCGTGCTGCGGAGGCGAAGCTGCGTACGAAGATGGTTCCGTGGAGGCCAGTCGAATGATTCTCAGCGACGAAAAACTGGCGGTTCTGGCTTTCGTGCAGGCGCATCAGCCGGTGCTGCGTGAGCAAGTGGCGGCGCACCTGGGCTGCAAGCAGGACACTGCGGCGCAGCATCTGAGAAAGCTGCGCGTGCAGGGCAGGCTGCAGAAACGCCGCATCAATGAGCACACTTGGGTGTGGGTGATTGCCGGTGCTCCGCCGCCGCCGAAGTTGGCCATCAGGCCGTTGGTGCAGCACAAGCTGAAGGCGCATGAGCAAGCGGCGTCGGTGTGGGCGTATGCGGCGCGGTGCGCGCAGGAGGCGAAGCGATGAGAGGCCGCCGCACGCTGCGCGAGATCATGCTCGCCAATCAGAAATCCGAGGCGCTGTACGCAGCCCTGTCGGGAAAGCCGGTGCGGCAGATCGACATCCCGCCAGAGCCGAAAAAACGCGCCGCAGCGAAACCTAGCACGGAGCCGAGCGAGGCCGACATCCTGCGGGCGATCATGCAGTTGTTGAAGCGGCACCCTCGCGTGGCGCAGTGCTGGCGACAGAACAGCGGCACCTTCGCGGAGCGCAACAGGGACGGCTCGACGCGGTACATCCGCGCCAACACCGCGCGCGGCATGTCGGACATCATGGGCGTCCTGAAAGACGGCCGCACGCTGGCCATAGAGGTCAAGTCGCGCACTGGGCGCATGCGGCCTGGACAGGAGGAATTCCTGCAGACGATCCGGCAGGCCGGCGGCGTAGCGGGCGTATGCCGCAGTGTGGACGATGCCGTCAGGCTGTTGGGGGATGCATGAGAGTACTTGTAGCCTGCGAATACAGCGGCACCGTGCGCGATGCTTTCCGCGCACGCGGGCACGATGCGATGTCGTGTGATTTGCTGCCGACAGATGCGCCGGGGCCGCATTATCAAGGCGACGTGTGCGATGTGCTGGACGACGGCTGGGATCTGATGATCGCGCACCCGCCCTGCACGTACCTGAGTGTCAGTGGCATGCACTGGACGCGGCGCGGGTTGCGCGATGAGCAACTGACCCACAACGCGTTGATGTTTGTTCACATATTGATGGACGCGCCAATCCCGCGCATTGCCATCGAGAACCCGGTGAGCATGATCAGCACATGGATTAAAAAGCCTGAGCAGATCATCCAGCCGTGGATGTTCGGGCACGATGCGTCGAAGAAAACCTGCCTGTGGTTGCAGAATTTGCCGCCATTGCGGCCGACGCAGATCGTAGAACCGCGCATCGTCAACGGACGGAAGCGCTGGGGCAACCAGACCGACAGCGGACAGAACCGCCTCGGCCCGAGCCCGGATCGCTGGAAGATCCGCAGCACAACATACGCCGGCATAGCCGCAGCGATGGCTGATCAGTGGGGGACAGCATGACAACGAAACTCGACTTCTCAGCCCTCGCACAGCGCCTGCTTATCAGCGCGGAAACCCTCGTCCCGCAGTGGCTCGCAGGCGGGCGCAGGCGGGGCCATGAGTGGGTGTGCGGTGATCTAGCAGGCGGCGAGGGCGACTCATGCGGCGTAAACCTACTGTCGGGCCGGTGGGCCGACTTCGCCACCAGCGAACGCGGCGGGGATCTCATCAGCCTGTACGCTGCCATCCACGAGATCACCATGGGCGAGGCGTACCGCGAACTCAGCGACGACGCGCCCGCCAGCAGCGTGCCTGCCAAGCCGCGCCCAGCGAAACCGCAGCGGCAGGTCATCGTGCCGGTGCCCAGCGAGGCGGCGGACTGCGACTGCATTCACCCGATCCACGGCGCGCCGTCAGCGCGCTGGACGTACTTCAACGGCGACGGCGACGTGCTCGGGTACGTCGCCAGATACGACCCGCCCGACAGCCGCAAGCAGATCGTGCCCTGGACTTTCGCGCACGACGGCTGGGGCATGGGCCAGTGGCCGGTCCCGCGCCCGCTTTACAGGCTGCAGGAACTGGAGGCCCGCCCCGACGATCCGGTGCTGGTGGTCGAGGGCGAGAAAGCCGCAGACGCGGCGGCAGCATTGGCGGGCTCGCCTTACGTCGCCGTGACCTGGCCCGGTGGCGCGCAGGCTCTCAGCAGAGCGAACTGGCAGACCCTCCGGGGCCGGAAAATCCTCCTGTGGCCTGACGCTGACACTGCCGGCATCGAGGCTATGCAGCGCTTGGCGGCCATCCTGCAGCCGCTGGCGGCAGAGGTCAAAATCATCGACCCCACAGGCCAGCCTGACGGCTGGGACTGCGCCGATAGCGGGTGGGCGCGGTGGTCCGACGCGCGGGCCTGGATCGCTCAGAGAGTGTCGCTATGGCTGCAGGCGCCAGCGCCTGAGCCGACCCCCGCAGCGAAGCCCGAGGCGCAGCCGGCAGCGGACCCGACGCCGCCAGATAGCGACGAGATCGGCACGCTGGAGCCGCCCGATTGGTACAAGCGGTTTGCGTTTCTGCTCAGTAGCGCGGATTTCTTCGACCTGCACCGCAGAAAACTGGTGGAGCGCAAGTCATTCGACGCGGCATTCCGGCACCACAAAATGCACAGTATCCACGCTGGCGCAAACGGACTGCATGCCCGCGTGACGGCCAGCACCAGCTACGACGAGAACCGGATTGCGATGGGCGCGCGCACGCTGGCCGGCATGATCTACGCGCCCGGGAACGGGCTTTTCGTGGGCTACGACGGAGAGCAATTCGGAAACACTTGGCGCGACGGCAGGCCGCAGGGCGTGCCCGGCGACGTAGGCCCGTGGTTGGGGCACGTAGAGCGCATGATACCGGACGCAGAGGAGCGCCGACACTGCCTGGACTGGATGGCGTTCAAAGTCCAGCATCCCGGCGTGAAAATCAATCACGGCATCCTGCACGGAGGCCGGCAGGGTAGCGGCAAGGATACTCTTTGGATGCCATTCCTGCACGCAATCGGCGGGCCGACAGGCCAGAATGTGAAAACCGTCACGACCGAGGAAATACAGTCAGCATTCAATTATTACGTTCTCAGCGAAGTCCTCGTCCTAAACGAACTGCGCGAGCCGCAATTGCAGGACAGGCGGGCGCTGGAAAACAAACTGAAGCCCTTGCTGGCCGCGCCGCCGGAGACCTTCAGCGTCAACGAGAAAGGCCGCCACCCCTACCCGGCAGTCAACAGACTGTCGGTGCTGGGTTTCAGCAACGAGCGAGTATCCCTGTCGTTATCGGCAGATGACCGCAGATGGATGGTGTTGTGGTCAGAAGCCGGCATATTGTCGCAGCAGGAGGCTCGCGCCCTCTGGCAGTGGTATCAGGGCGGCGGACTAGATCATGTTGCGCACTGGTTACGCGCAAGGGACGTATCGAATTTCTCGCCGGGGGATCGGCCGCCAGTGACGGACGCCAAAACCGTGATGATGGAGGGCGGCCTGTCTGCAGGTGAGGCTCTATTGGCCGAGGCGATGCGCAACAGGGTCGGCGTGTTCCGGCCCGGTGCGATCATGGGACCGTGGCAGCCGGTGGTAGACGAGCTTCAGCAGGGCATGCAGGATCACAAGATCAACATTCAGAGCCTGTATGTGGCGGCTGGGCATGCGGGCTGGCTTGATCTGGGGAAGGTCAAGACGAACGAACTGGCGCAGAAGCGGCACATCCTCTGTTCGCTAGACACGCTGGAACGCTACCAGAGCAACCGCAGCGAAATCCGCCGCATGCTGGAAACCCTGATGCCGCATGCGAAGGTCTACAACTTCAAAGCGGGCTAAGCCGGACTAAAAAAATCCCCGGGGAGCGTGACGCTCGACCCGGGGAGCAAGCCGGCAGGGTGCCCGGCAGGAGGAGACAACAGCGAAAGCCCGCCGCAGCGGGCGCGCCGATTATAGGTCGAGCAGCAGGGCCAGCGCAAGCGCCAGCAGGAAGGCTATGGCGGCCCAGATCATCGCTCGCCCTCCGCGCCCGGGGGGTCTGCCTCCCATTCCATCGCCACCGCAAGCGGCGCGCCGCGCCAAGAGCCGAACGCGGCCCGCACGCAGGCATCCTCGGCCCGATACCAGGCCTGCATAGCCAGGGCATCTGTCCAGGCCACGTGATAGCCAGATTGCAGCCAGGCGGCGTGCGCGGTAATGCCGGCAGCCGACAGGACTGCGTGAGCGGCTTCTAGGCCCCGGGCTAGCTGCTCGGGGTCGGGATCACAGTTACGTAACACGAGGGGCATCATGCCTCCCGGTTTTCAAAATCGCGCCGAATGACAGCGCGCCCGCGGTCGATCCAGCAGTACAGGCCGGCGGCCTGCATCGCAACGTCCTCGCAGTGTTCGCGCGCGCCACAGGCGAGCAACTCGCCATCCTGCGAGAACGCGGCGGCATCGGCGCCGGCACAATCGGCCGGCAGGGTCAGGATCAGGCGCATCGTCGTTTCTCCATCGTCAGAACAACCCCGCCGGCAGCTCGCGCAGCTCGGCAGGCGTCAGGGTCTCGGGAAGCCCCGCAATCGGCGCTACAGGCGCCGACCGGGGGTCGGGTGGTGTCACGGTGCCGAAAGGCCAGCACGCGGGCGCTGTGGCGCGCCGCTGGCCGTCGGGCGCGTGGCCGGGGAGCGTCACCACGGGAAAGCCCAGAGCAGCACGCCGAACGCGGCGCCGATGGCCAGGGCGCCGAACACGTCGGCAACGGTGAGGGGGATGTCGTGCATCGCAGGGTCTCCAGTGAGCCCAGGGAATCCGGGCGTGTTGAGTGTCGGTGGGCTGGCTTACGCAGGGCTTTCGTCGCGCGAGAATCGCACGCATACGGGCCGGCACGCGACCCGTAAACCTACGATTAATAGTCCCGTCCCTTACGCTGAACGAACCCGGACATATCGGAGCGCGCGCGACCCTTCGCATAGAGCGCAACAACGACACGCGCGGGTTCGATGTGCCGAACATCGGTATCGTCCCCGTCAACGACAGGCCAGCCCCGGAATGACTCGGGGATATTCTCGCGACGATCGAACACGACAGCCGTGCGCCGATTCGCGGGATTCTGCAGGCCCTTAATGCTGATAGGCTTCGGCGTCACGGCAGAAAACGAGTATGTCAGATCGTAGTTATCCGCAGTCTTTCCGGACAAATTCCGGCTAGGATGCTTCGTGTAATCGTAAAACTGTACATCAGGGAACAACTGAAATATCGTTTTCCCGTCAACGACCGGGATATTCTCGAACGGGATATCGCTGGTGCCGTTCGGCCGCACCAACGGCAGCATCCCCATGCGCTCGGCGCGCCGAGCCAACGACCAAACATCGGCAGCAAGCGAAAGCATGAAAGCCTGCCGATGCTCGCGGAAAAACGCGGTCTTCGCTGCGCGCGCAGCTTGCACGCTATCGAAAGCACCACGGCCGGCAGTGCGCAGGCAACCAGCCATGCAACCGGCAAGCTTCGCGAGCGGGCAGAGCTTTTCGTCGGGCACTAGGTAGCATATGCCAGTGAGATAGCCAATACGCTGACCCTTCACTGTCTTAGCACTCGCCTCTCCGAGGATTGGCCTGTACACCAAGCCGGCAGCGCGCAGCTGCGCGCGGTAGGGGTTCTTCGTCGTCGTCATCTTCTCGCTCCTATTTATCGAGCCCGTAAACCCGGGGTTATTCGTCAGACCAGCGTATCCAAATACGCCAACAGCGCAGGCAAATCGTCGAATTCGTACCAGACACCAGCACACTGCAGATCTTCGTCGTGCGGGTGAATCGTGAATCGCGCGCCTTCACCGTCGCGCTTCTCGGGGTCTTCGTGGTCAACCCACAGGGACAGCTGGCCACGCGTCAGGCGCACACACGCATCGTGGTGATAGACGTCGTGCGTCGTGAACCCGTAAGAGAACAGGTGCGGCGGGATGTCGATAGCAGGGAAGGCTGGGTGGTGCATCGTCTACTCCTCGGATCTGCCGGACCCGCCGGCAGCAGCAGCACCGACCATCGGCGCCACACACGCATCATCGGCGGCATTCCTGACGCGAAACTTACAGCAACAGTCAGGAACGGTAGGTGCTTTCCCTAACCCGAGCCCGTCAGCGTGTACCCCTCGGGGCTCTCCTATGAAAACCCCTGCGTGGTGCCGGTTGTACCCCTGCGACAGACCCATGCGCTCCTCTGAATACCCCTAATACCCCTCAGAATAGAAGATAAGTTAGCAAAGTTCGTGGGGGTTGAGCTAAATAAAAGGGGAGGGGTATGAGGGGTATCGAGGGGTATCGAGGGGTATTGGCCGAGGGGTATGCCCCGATACCCCCAATACCCATGGGCATCTCAAGTCGGCGCAAGGATGCTCATGCCACTAATACCCTTGGGCATCGCAGGTCGGCGAGGACTTGCATGCGACCGCGTCCAGCCTCCCGGCACGCCCTGCCGGTTCGGTGTTGCGCTGCAGCATAGTGCGTGTACTGACAGTGAGTGCGCTAATCGTCAGTGTGCTGACCAAGTGCGTGCTGATCATCAGCTCAAGGATCGTCAGTGTGCTGATCATTGGGGGGTGGATGATGAGGGTGCGGAGAATCGAGGCCCCGGGTAGGGCCTTGGCTTGGAGTGAAATGGTACGGACCCCCCAGACCAAATTTTTATTGTTCGCAGCGTTAAGCCCCTGCCCCACAGCCAATTTTTTTTGCATAAACTTTCCCACGCCCCAAATTTGGCCTTGGCGCCAAACGCCACCAAGTTCGCCGCCGCTGACGGCTGGCGCTGTTCACGCTGCCGGCAATCGCAGAGGCGAGCGTTGCTCGGTTTCATTCCTGCTGGCAATCGGCTATCATCGCGCCCCATGCACCTCTCCGTCTTCCGCGACCTACCCGTCACTGCCAGAGAGCTGAAAGCCACGCCTGACGCCCTGGAGCGCATTTACGAGAATGCGAAGCTGGGATTGCGTGGTGATGCGCTGGCGCTGGCTGCGGGTATGTTGCCGGTGGAGTTGGCTCGGCTGAAGCTGATGGACCCGATTGCGGAATTGGCGGAGATGAAGGGCCGTGCTGATAGTGAGATGACGATGTCGCGCACGCTGTACGAGGCGGCAGCGAACGGGGATTCGAAGGCGGCGCTGGAGTTTCTGAGGCACAGGCACGATTGGGTGGCGAAACAGCAGGTCCAGGTAGACGTAACGCAGTCGATTTCGATTACTGCGGCGCTGGAAATGGCCGAGAAGCGCGTGAAGGCCGCGCAGGCGATTGAGGATGCGGTAGAGATTGTGAAGCCGCTGGCGCGTGGTTTGCCGGTAACGGCGCTGCCGGTAACGGCGTTGCCGGAAATGGTCGACGGCCCGGTATAACCGAGGAACTGCGTGCAAACGACGAAATACACCCCGCAGGAAGAACAGGCCCTGATGAGTCGCCTGTGGAGCGCGAAGCTCCGCGACGACCCCGAGGCGTTTGTAATGTTTGTGTTTCCCTGGGGGGAAAAAGGCACGCCGCTGGAAAAGCGCACTGGCCCGCGTAAATGGCAGCGGGATATTCTGCGGAAGATAAAAACCCACATCGAGGCGAACGGCACGCGGGATATGTACGAGGTATTCCGCCTAGCGGTGGCCTCGGGGCGCGGGATCGGGAAGTCGGCGCTGGTCAGTTGGCTGGTGCTGTGGATGCTCTCGACGCGGATCGGGGCGAGCGTGATCGTGTCAGCGAACTCCGAGGCGCAGCTCAGAAGCGTGACTTGGGCCGAGATCACGAAGTGGCTGGCGATGCTGATGAACTCGCACTGGTTCGAGATCAGCGCCACGCGCATCGTGCCGGCGAAGTGGCTCACCGAACTGGTGGAGCGCGACCTGAAGAAGGGCACGCGTTACTGGGGCGCGGAGGGGAAGCTCTGGAGCGAAGAAAACCCCGATGCGTACGCTGGCGCGCACAACGACGACGGCATGATGGTGGTGTTTGACGAAGCCAGCGGTATCCCGGACTCGATTTGGTCTGTGGCAGCCGGATTTTTTACCGAGAACACTCCACACCGATTCTGGTGTGCGTTCAGTAACCCGCGCCGGAATTCGGGGTATTTTTTCGAGTGTTTTAATGCCAAGCGGGCGTTCTGGAACACGCAGAACATTGACGCCAGAACGGTGGAGGACACCGACAAGGGCGTGTACCAGACGATCATCGACGAATACGGCGAAGACTCGCCGCAGGCGATGGTTGAGGTGTACGGCGAGTTCCCCGGCGCGGACGAATACCAGTTCATCCCGCTGGGGCTGGTGGAAGAAGCCGCGAAGCGGCCCCCGATGCGCGACCCGGACGCGCCTGTGGTGATCGGCGTGGACCCGGCGCGGTTTGGGGCGGACGCGACGATCATCGTGATCAGGAAGGGCCGTGACCTGCTGGAAGTGCGGCGGTTCCGTGGCGACGACACGATGACCGTGGTCGGGCACGTGATCGAGGCCATGGAGGATTTTCAGCCGGCGCTGACGGTGATCGACGAGGGCGGGCTGGGCGCGGGCGTGCTGGACAGACTGCTGGAGCAGCGGTATAAGGTGCGCGGCGTGAATTTCGGCTGGAAGGCCAAGGATCAGAAGGCGTACCAGAACAAGCGGGCAGAGATATGGGGCGCGATGAAGCAGTGGCTGCGCACGGCGTCTCTGAAGGACGACAGGAACCTGAAGAAAGACCTGTGCGGCCCGCGCACAAAGCCGAACTCGTCGGGCGCGATTGCGCTGGAGACGAAGGAGCAGATGAAGGCCCGCGGTTTGGCCTCGCCTGACGCCGCCGACGCACTGGCGGTGACGTTTGCGTTCCCGGTGGCTCACAGGGAGTACAATCCCCGCAGCCAGCACCGGGTGGTGACGGCTCACGCCGGTTCGCAGACGGCAGGTTGGATGGCTCACTGAGGGCTGAACATGGCGAAATCGGTGTCTCTGAGCGTTGGTCGGGGCGAAAAGCTGCCCACGAAGCAGGGCGCTGGCCTGACGGCCAAGGGCCGGGAGCGGTATAACCGCGAGACCGGCAGTAATCTGAAGGCGCCGGCGCCGAATCCGAAGACTGAGGCGGACGCCGCGCGTAAAAAGTCGTTTTGCGCCCGCATGGGCGGCGTCGCCGCAAAGGCCGAGAACGGCGAGCGAGCCAAGGCTGCTCTTAAACGCTGGAAGTGCTGATCATGCCGCAAAAACCCGGCCTCTACGCCAACATCAACGCCAAACGCGAGCGAATTGCTGCCGGCAGCGGTGAGAAAATGCGCAAACCGGGCGCTGCGGGCGCGCCCACCGCCAAGGCGTTCCGCGAGTCGGCCAAGACGGCCAAACCGAAGGGGAAATGATATGCCTCTGGTGAAATCCGCGTCCAAAGAGGCGTTTCGCAAGAACGTCAAGACCGAAATGGCCCACGGCAAGCCGCAGAAGCAGGCGGTCGCGGTAGCGTACAGCACGCAGCGAGCCGCCAAGGCGCCCGCCAAGGGCAAGAAATAACGCATCGGTGACCCTACCCCGCCATGGCCCGTAAATCAGCCAAAAACGACGCCTTAGCCACCATGCGGGAGCGCCTGCAGATGGCGCTCGGCGCACTGAGTTCGTCGCGCAATGACGAGCTTGACGATCTGCGGTTCATGGCCGGCAGCCCGGACAACAACTGGCAGTGGCCGAGCAACGTGCTGGCCACCCGCGGCAACGTGCAGGGGCAGACGATCAACGCCAGGCCCTGCCTGACGATCAACAAACTGCCGCAGCACGTGCGCCAGGTTACCAACGACCAGCGCCAGAACCGGCCCAGTGGCAAGGTCATTCCTGCCGACGACCGCGCTGACCCGCAGGTTGCCGAGATCTACGACGGCGTGGTGCGGCACATTGAGTACATGTCCGACGCGGACGTCGCTTACGACACCGCCTGCGAGAACCAGGTCACGTTTGGCGAGGGCTACTGGCGCCTGCTGACGGAGTATTGCGACGAGAACACGTTTGATCAGGACATCAAGATCGAGCGCATCCGCAACTCGTTCAGCGTGTACATGGACCCGACCATCCAAGACCCCTGCGGGTCGGATGCCAAGTGGTGCTTCATCACGCAGGACATGACGCGCGACGAGTACGAGCGCCTGTTCCCCGACGCCACGCCGATCACCGCGCTGATGGATCAGGGCACTGGCGACTCGGCCACCGCGCAGTGGGTGACGCAGAACACGGTGCGGATTGCGGAGTACTTCTGCGTCGAGTACAAGCGCGTCAAGCTCAACCTGTACCCGGGCAACGTCACGCTGCAGGAAGGTGAGCCCGAAGACCGGCAGATGCAGGCCATGGGCCTGATGCCGGTGCGCTCGCGCATGGCTCAGGTGCCGCAGGTCAAGTGGATGAAGACCAACGGCTACGAGATCCTCGAAGAGCAGGACTGGGCGGGCCGGTGGATTCCTGTGATCCGGGTGATCGGCAACGAATTCGAGGTCGATGGCCAGATTCTGGTGAGCGGGCTGGTGCGCAACGCCAAGGACGCGCAGCGCATGTACAACTACTGGGTGTCGCAGGAAGCCGAGATGCTTGCGCTGGCGCCCAAGGCCCCGTTCATCGGCTACGGCGGGCAGTTCGAGGGCTACGAAACCCAGTGGAAGACCGCCAACACGCAGAACTGGCCCTACCTGGAGGTCAACCCCGACGTCACTGACGGCAACGGCTCCATCCTGCCGCTGCCGCAGCGTGCGCAGCCGCCCATGGCCCAGCAGGGCCTGATTGCAGCCAAGATGGGCGCTGCGGACGACATCAAGGCCACCACCGGGCAGTACGACAGCAGCATCGGCGCCACCAGCAACGAGCGCAGCGGCCGAGCCATCCTGGCCCGTGAGCGGCAGGGTGACACGGGCACGTACCACTTCGTGGACAACCTGGCGCGGGCCATTCGGTACAGCACGCGGCAGATCGTGGACCTGATCCCAAAGATCTACGACACGCAGCGCATCGCCCGGATCATCGGCGTCGACGGCGAGACCAAGATGGCCCGCATTGACCCGATGCAGCCCGAGCCGGTGCGCGAGGTGCGGGATCAGGCCGGCGTGGTGATTGAGAAGATCTACAACCCAAGCGTCGGCAAGTACGACGTCGTGGTGACCACCGGCCCGTCGTACCTGACCAAGCGGCAGGAGGCAATGGACGCCATGTCGCAGATTCTGCAGGGCTCGCCGCAGTTGTGGGCCGTGGCCGGCGACCTGTTCGTGAAGAACATGGACTGGCCGGGCGCCGAGGAGCTTGCCGCCCGCCTGCGCAAGACCATCGACCCGAAGCTGCTGGAAGACCAGGACGACCCGGCGCTGCAGGCTGCGAACAAGCAGATCCAAGTGATGATGCAAGAGATGCAGACCATGCAGCAGATGCTGCAGAATGTCACCCAGTCCATGGAAGCGCAGAAACTGCAGATCGACACGTTCAAGGCCGAGGCCGACGCCGAGGTCAAGGCGTACGAGGCCGAGACGCGCCGCCTCGCCGCGCTGCAGGCCGGCATGACGCCAGAGCAGGTGCAAGAGGTGGTCATGCAGACCCTGCGGGATGTGTCCACGCCCGGCATCGGCGACATGGGTGGCGGGATGCGCGGCGCTGCGCCGATTGAGGGAGTGCCCGTATGACGTGCGAAGTGTTCATCGGCCGCCTGTTCCTGTCGCGCGACGTCGCGCACTCGGTGCACCTGAACACCCGCTCGTACGCCAAGCATCAGGCGCTGAACGAGTTCTACACCGAGGTAATCGAACTGGCCGACACGTTTGCCGAGGCGTACCAAGGCAAATACGGCCTGATCGGCCCGATTGCGCTGCAGTCCGCGACCAAGACGAACAACGTCATCGAGTTCCTCGAAGACATGGTGAAATCCATCGAGGAAGACAGGTTCAAAGTGGTGAACAAGGAATGCACGCCGCTGCAGAACATCATCGACGAGATACTGGCGCTGTTTTACAGCACCCTGTACAAGCTAAAGTTTTTGGCTTAAAGGAATATCATGGCGTCGTACAACAAGTTTAACGACTTTTCTGAGCAGCTTGTCGAAGGTGTCCATGATTTTGGCGCAAACACGTTTAAAGTTGCCTTGAGCAACTCTGCGCCAATAGCATCAAACACCGTGTTGGCCGACATTACACAAATCAGCGGCACCAACGGCTATACCACTGGCGGCACGGCAACGACAATTTCTTTGTCGGAAACAAGCGGCACCACAACGGTAAACGGCACCGAGGTGGTGTTTACGGCGTCCGGCGGCAGCGTTGGCCCGTTCCGTTACGTTGTGCTTTACAACGATTCCGCCACGTCTCCGCTAGACGCGCTGGTGGCTTGGTGGGACTACGGCAGCAGCATCACACTGGCTGACGGCGAGACGTTCACCGTCAAGTTCTCGAACACCACGCCTGGGGCAATCTTCACGCTGGCTTGATCATGATCAAGATTGACTTCGAGTTTGACACCCCTCACGGGGTGTTTCGGGATGCCTTGCATCTGCCGGATGATCACGCCTTCACGGAGGATGAGATCCAAGCCATGAAGGAGCAGCGGCGGGACAACTGGATTGCTGTCGTTACGGCCCCGCCTGTAGAGCCTGAGACGCCCACGCTGGACATTGCTGGCGAAACCTACCAGAAGCTGGAAGGTGTTCCTCCGAGCG